CTGGAAGGGTATATATTCAGGAGTTCAGTCACAACGATGAGGAAAGCCGTACAAGCTGAACTGGTAAAAATCTACGAGGAATTGCAAGATGCGGAAGCGCAACAAAAAATATAATCCGCTTAAGTCGCTACAGACGGCTGCAACGTGGGCGCTTCGTGGGTTGTGTGTGCGCAGAATCGTGGCTGATGGTGATGACGGAAAGTGCGAACTAGTGGACTACGTAAAGGGTCGCAGCGAGCCAGTGACGCCAAACGTTATGCGAGCAATAAAAGACTTGAGGCACAAATGGTCATACTTAATGGTCACGTTTGAGCAAGAGAGCAATGGAAAGATTAAGACGTTGACGGATTGGCTGCATTTTGGAACCGAGGTATTGCAGGCAGAGGTTGCAGACGCGCTAGACAATTACCACAGACAAATGCAGTGCGAGCGAACGATAGGTTTTGCCTGGCTGGCGTTTCCGGCGCCGAACTGGGAATTATCAGAGGAAAATGACGCAGCAATGGCTAAGAAGTTGCTGCCACTTTTGGAGGTTAAGAAGTGAACGGACTATTACAAGCTATGGTTAGTGGCGACACTGAAACTTATAAGCGCTTAGACAGCGAGATTGAAGCGAAAATTCGTGGGACTGAGTACAAGGCAAATCCGCACGGCATGTATGCGCTGTACAAAGACAAGAACGGCGAATGGCGCGAGAGTGCGACAAAGCGGAATAGTGATTTATGCGAATAATCAGTATTAGCGAAATGAAGTTAAACGCTGCAAATTTGCGTGACGAAATCGGCGACAATACGCTATTTGTCACGCAAAACGGGAACCAATCACTAGTTGTGATGAGCGATGATAGTTATGCGGCTATGATGCAAAAGCACGCCGAACTTGGCGCGGCGATTGATGATTTATGGCCGGATGACGAGCGAATTAACGCTATTGGGCAGAATGGGAATACTGGGGAGCATTACAAAGGCGCCTAGCGCCTTTTCAACTTTAGGTTATTTTGCTAGTATTTGAGTGCGCAGGCTGTGCTTGTGCAACTAATTAGAGGTTTGTCAATGACAAATAAATTAACACCAAAAAAAGAAAAGTTTTGCCAACTATACGTTCAGCTAGGCAATGCCAGCGAAGCTTATCGGCAGGCTTACAACTCGACTGCTAAGCAGGAGTGCGTTGCTGTTGAGGCGTCAAAGCTGATGGCAACTCCTAATATCTCCCTAAGGGTTAAGGCGCTTCAAGCTGAGACTGAGGAGCAAGCCTTCTGGACTCGCATGGACAGCTTAAAGGTGCTCGCATCAATCGCCCGTGGCGACGATGAAGAGGCAAAGCCAGCGGATAAAGTTTCGGCTGTAAAAGTGATAAACTCAATGCACGGCTGGGATAAGCAAATTATCGACCAAACAACAACGCACAAGCTAGACAAGTCGCTAGCTGAGCGTTTGACGGGCGGCTCTAAGCGTTGACAAATCACGAGATAGCAAAGCGCTATTTAGCCAACCTAAACAGCTTGACAAACTACGACTTGGCCGAGGCGCTAACTTACAAATGGTTCCGACTTTGTACGCTTTATCACATCAAAGATAAAGACGGAAAAAAGGTACTGTTTGAGCCGAACCGAGAGCAAGAAGAATTTTACATTAACACGCATGGTCGCGATGTTATTTTAAAAGCACGCCAGCTTGGCTTTACTACTTTTAAAATGATTAGCGACTTAGACGACTGCTTGTTTACGCCTGATTTTAGCGCTGGTTGCATATGTCATAATTTAAATGATGCTAAAGACATATTCCGCAACAAAATCAAGTTTGCTTATCAAAACATTACTGATGACCAGCGCAAGCTGCTAAGCGAGATTGGCTACGAATTGCCAACGCCGATTAGCGATAAAGATAACAGCTACGTTTTTAACAACGGCTCAAGCATAAAAGTATCAGTGTCGTACCGTGGCGGCACGCTGCAAAGCTTGCACGTTTCTGAGTTTGGAAAGATCTGCAAAAAGTACCCAGAGAAAGCCAAAGAGATTGTAACTGGCGCGTTTGAGGCTGTTGGCATTGGCAATCAGATAACTATCGAATCCACGGCAGAGGGCAAAGACGGTTACTTTTTTGAATACTGTCAAGAATCACGGAAACTCAAGGAGCAAGGCAAGGAGCCAAGCTCACTGGGCTTTAAGTTTCATTTTTTCCCGTGGTTTTTTCGTGATGAATACCGCTTAAATGGTGATGTTGCGGCGGCGCTAATTGGTTACTTTGACGAACTAAAACACAAGCATAATATCGACCTAGACGAACAACAGAAAGCTTGGTACTCAGAAAAATGGCGCGTGCTTGGCGATGAAATGAAGCGAGAGTACCCGAGTACGCCGGACGAAGCTTTTGCAAACTCAATAGAGGGTGCTTATTACGCCGCGCAATTCCGTAAGATTTATGCAGATGGACGCATATGCAAAGGATTTAACAACAGCGCCAAGGTTAATACCGCCTGGGATATTGGCATTGGCGATTCAACCGCTATCTGGTTTTATCAGTTAATCGGCAATGAAGTGCATGTGATTGATTATTACGAAAATAGCGGTGAAGGGCTAAAGCATTATATGCGCGAGTTGATGCGCAGGGGTTACGACTACGGCAGACACTACGCGCCTCACGACATAGAGAACCGCGAGTTCGGCCATAATGCAGTGAGCAGGAAGGATCTTGCCGCGCAAGGTGTTGATGTTGACGGCCAGACTTACAGGCTAAGCTTTGAGGTTGTACCGAGGAAATCAATCGAAAGCGGGATTGATGATGTCCGCGAAATCCTTGGTCGATGCGTTTTTGACGAGTCTAAGTGCGAGCAAGGTATTAAAGCGCTTGAGTCGTACCGAAAAGAGTGGGATGCAAAGCGAGGCACATGGAAAGATAGACCGCTGCACGACTGGGCAAGCCATGCATCAGACGCTTTCAGATACTTGGCGGTTATCGAGCAGGGCGCAAGAAAACCAATCACAACACCAATTCGTTTTGGGAGGTAACTGCTCTGACCAGTTAAATATTTTGCATTTATGTTTGACGCTTTAAGTTTAGTTGATTAGCATTACTACATAGGCAGGCGATATTGCCAAGTAGCAAGTAAGGTGAGTGAAATGAAAGTGTTTACAATTGAATACAAAGGCGAAGGCTCTGGAAAGCAAGTAAAGTTAGCTAGATGCATTTTTAACAGAAAACTCAAAGATCTTAAATCTGAGTATGATAACGCACTATTAAGAGTTGAATCAGGAAGTATGCCTGATACTTATAAGGTAGCTTGGGATTCTGTTCTAAATTATGGTGGATTCATTGGTTTTGTTGAATTTGTATCAAGAACAAGCGCAAAGGCTATGATTGAATACAGGGGATGCCCAAGAAATACATGCTTTGCAACAATTACTGCGAAACTGGCTAACAAAGAGTTTAAAAAAATCATCAAAGCCAAGCAAGGATCTGTCAAGTGAAAATAGATCTTAGCTTCTGGTGGTTTGTTATAATTATCAGTGTATCACGCAGTCTTATTCGGACAGATAGAGAGGTTTACTTGATACACGCTGGTAGTTTTAGCAACGCCAACAAGGATAAGGCATTTAAAATTGTAATCCCGTTTGCTGTGCTGCTAATTGGCTTCATCAAACCAAACAAGCTAAACTAGCCCCAAAACAGGGGCTATTTTATGTCAATCACAGAATTATCAGACCACCAGCCGCACATCGTCATTAACACAGGCGATGCTGTGCATGTTATTGCAGTGTCGCAAATCAGGGCACTTGCTAACGGTGAGTGCTATCTTGGTGATAAGTCTGATATGATTAGATTATTAGCCAACGGCATAATTGGATTGATTGATGCCAAACATTAACGACTTAATGAAGCATGAAGTGTATCTACAGCGCACGGCCACTGAGCTTGTGCGCACTCATGTATTTGCGTCACTCGATGAAGCCTACAAAGCAATCGAACGCATTCTAAAAGCGGACTTTGACGACATTCGCACGGACAAGCAGCTTAAAAAGCTAACCGAAGAAATCCGCAAGGTTGCAACCGAAACAGCGGCGGCAGGGTGGCAAGGTTACAGTGATGAACTATCAAAAGTCGCGGTGTTTGATGCCGCTTACTACGCTGAGCTAATCGGCTTTGCAAAGCTTGCTAGTAACTCAACAATCCAGGATTTTATTGATGATTCAATGCTCATACTCAGTGGCGGAAAATTACCGCAGACGGGTATTTGGGCTGATTTTGTTAATGAAAACGTTGATGGTTTTGCTAAGCAGATTGACTCGATTGTGCGCGTTGGTATCACGCAAAAACAAACTGCTAGGCAAGTGGCGTCATCTATCAAGCTATTCGCCAAAGGTCAAGCTGAGCTACGCGCAGACGCGCTAGCTCGTACTGGTATGCGTCATTACACAGAAGGCGCACGTCGAGCAATGGCACGTGCAAATGCTGACATTATCGAGCGCGAGATACCCTTTGTTGTTTTTGATAACCGGTTGTCAACAAAATGCGCTGGGATAGCAGCTAACTATCCTGATGGTTGGGTTTACGGTGAATCGCCTGTTGGTTATCCGCCGTACCACCCAAACTGCCGCACACAAATCATTTACAAGCTCGAAGGTATGGGCGACCCGCGCAAAGATTTGACTCGTGCGTCGATTGGCAGTGGAAAAAACTACCCAGACGAAGGCGACAAACCAACCTACAAAGGCCGTGCGTCAAGCAAAAGCGGCGTGTTTAAAGTCGAGCAAATTGACGCAGACACCAGCGTTGGCGCGTGGCTAAAACAGCAAGACCCTGAATTTGTGGCTGACACGCTTGGCAAAGCAAAGTCAGAGTTGTTTTTGAATGGCAAGCTGCCAATTGCTAAAATGTCCGACATTTACGGCAGGCCACTTAAAGTTGACGAGCTAATTAGCAAATACCCAGATGCTGCAAAACGTGCGGGATTGATATAAACTGTCTAAAAATTAATTGAGTGTTAGTAATGGCGACAACTACAACAGTACATCCAGACTATTCGCTGATGCAACCAGAGATAAGCAAAATTCGAGCTGCGGTCAAAGGCTCGTTTTTTGTCAAGCGTGAAGGCTATACATATTTGCCGCACCCGTCTGACGTTGACCAAGTTAGCACAAGCGCTGTTGCGCGTTACGTTGATTACAAAAACGCTGCGGAATTTGACGAGGTGCCGGGCTACACAATGCGGTCAATGATTGGTCGTGCAGCGCTGTGGCAATCAAGCGTGGTGATGCCGCAAGGCTTGGAAATGCTAAAGGAAAACATCGACGGCGACGGGCTTTCGTTGCTTGGTCAAGCTGAAAACGTATTCGCGAACATTTTACAGGTCAAGTGGCATATCCTCGTTGCTGAGTATATCAACTCACCAGCAGCGGGCGAGCGACTAACCCCAGTACAGGCTGCAAGTCGCAATATTCGTCCAGCGATTAAAAGTTACCCGAGGGACTCGGTGCTTGACTGGGATTTTCGTACAATCAACGGGATTAATCAGCTTAGCTATTTAAAGCTGATGGAACATAAATACTCGCTAGACTACGCTACCGGGGCGCGTCAAGAATTTGACGAGTACCTAATTATGTTTATAGACGACTCAGGCAATTACAACTGGCGCAAAGAACGCAGCGATGGTGCTATTGGTGACAACATGCCCGTCACCGTTGGCGGCAGACCGCTTAAATGGTTGCCAGTTGAGATTGTGGCCGACATCGAACCAGAGTCGGGCTGTATGCCGCAAGAGCTTGGTTTTTTATCGCCAATTGTTGACAAAGTGCTTGCACGATACGTTGACTCAGCGCGCTATGCCGAAAGCCGCAAAATGATTTTGCCAACCATCAATACAAGCGGCTGGCAAGGTAACGACTGGGAAGATTATCAGAAAATGAACGGGCGCGACTACGTTGCAACTGGCGGAACCAGCGTTAATAATCTGCCAAACAACGTGAGCATGGAAATCCTAAGCCCTGACGCAAAGCTAGATCACTTTGTTAAATACCGCGAAATTAACGCCGCAGACATTCGAGCGCTGGGCGGCGAGTTCGCAGGCGATGAAACGGCGGGTAAATCTGACACTCAATCAACAAACGAGTCAGTAGATAAAGCCGCAAAAATGTTGTCAATTGTGAATAACATCGAAGCAGCTTATAAACGGCTGATTGCGTATTGTGGCATGTTCGCTGGGCTGTATAGTCAAGACAACATCGAGCAAGCTGCGGGTGAAGTTGAAATCTCGTTAAACCGCGAATTTGCCAAAACTCGCGCCAGCGTTGAAGTTGCTCGGTTCATCGCTAACGACCTAGCGCTTAGTGGTTTATTCGGCGCTGAAACGCGATTGAAAATGCTTAAGCAGGCTGGCTATGCAGATGAATCAGACATTCAAGCGGCGCTAGATATGCTTGACGGTGGCGGTCAATAATTTGACGCCACTTAATTGACGTTTTACAATGTTAATGACGTGGCAATGCCACACTAACAAATCAGAGGTAATACCGTGATTTTTTACGAAAATTTAGAACAAGTACCAGAAGAATTCCGAGCGGATTTTGTTGAGTCAGAGTTCGAAGGTAAAAAAGGCTTTCAACACAAGAAAGTTGTAGCGCTGGCAAACGCTTATAAAAGCGAACACGAAGAAAGCCGCAAGCTTAAAGACGTTTTAGCTGAGCAAGAGAAGATTAAAGCCGCTGCAATTGAGCAGGCGCGAAAAGACGCATTAGAAGAAGCGAAGAAAGCTCAGAATTTTGAAGAATACGACAAGCGGCACAAAGAGATTTTAGAAGATGCTCGCAATCGCGCAATTGAAGAAGGTCGCAACGCATACGCTAAAGAGTTAGCTGCTGAGCGAGCCAAAGAGCGTAAAGCGAACATTGTAGAGAAGCTGAGCAATAAAGCAGTCAGCGAAAGCGCGAAAAAGGCAATGGCAGTCATTCTTGAACGTATGATTGACATTAACCCTGAAACTGGCGCGGAAACAATTTTAGATTTAAGTGGCAAAGCCACGGCGATCACACTGGACTCGATTGGGTCTGAAATTGGTAAGATGGACGTTTTCGAAAATCTTATCGCTAAAGAGTTGCCGACTAGCAACGCTGGTGGCGCTAACGGTTATTCAGGCGCTAATGGCGCTGCAATAAACGCAAAAGGTCAAGATGCCAAGCAAAAAGGCGACTTGACGGGATTTATTAAAGCACAATTAAGCACTTGAGGTATTAAAGATGGCTATTACTAGCGACTTGCTGGCTTCAGCATTAAATGACAAAGTTCTAAACGAAGCGTTTGAGATTGCGCGTTCTAACCGTACAGGTATTTTATCTGTTGTCGGCATGGGTTCAGCGCGTCAAGCGTTTGAAGGCTACAAAATGGGCTGGTTAGATATGCGCGTTGACGCGACCAGTTCAGCGACTACTGGCGCGGTACTGGTTGGCGCTACAACTATTCCTGTTGTAGACGGCTCCAAGTTTCGCGCAGGTATGACGCTATCACCAACCGGTAGTGAGGAGGTAATCCTTGTTACTGCGGTTTCTGGCAACGACTTAACCGTTGTTCGTGGCTTTGGTGGCACCACCGCAGCAGCTTTGACTAGCGGCCAAGTTTTAACTGTTGACTCAGTAGGTCGCGAGGAAAACTCAACGGCTGTAAATGACGGCATTTATCAGCCTGATACTGTTGAAAAC